CACCAGCTGCCATGCCAGTGACCATGCCTGCATATGTTCCGATGAATAGGAACGCTAGTACAGCCATCGTTGTTACATCCCAGAACAAGGCATAACCGGCTACACGTCTGAGGTTCATTCTGCTGAGTATCCAGCAGACACCAATTCCAGTGAGTAATGCTGCTTCTAACATGACTTTGTCTCCTCTAAAGTCGTAACTCTCTTTCTCAATTTCCTGATTTCATCGTGCATGAGATCAATGAGTTTAGTCGTGGTTTGATTGATGTTGTCCTGGGTTTTAGCTTTCTTGACTATTGTGTCCAGGCAGGCTTGTATCTTGATGAAGCGGCTCTCTGTGTCCAACATGAGTTTCTCCTCGTCTGAGTTTGTGATAATCACCATCCCAGCCGCATCCACGACAATAAAATGTCTCAGTCCTAATGTCGTTTTCATACTGTTCTTGTTCACACAGTGGGCATTTCCACCAGAGGTATGGGGTTTTACGTTTCTTCATGATTGTCTCCTAGTTAAATGTCCAGATATGGACGTTGTCAGGTAAATTCTGGATGATTGGATCAACAGCTTGGTAATTAAGTCCACCATAGCCAATACCTGGGTAATTCATATCAATACGGTGATGCTCGGAAAGTCCGTTAGCTAAATCTGTTAAATCACGTGTTGATGCTTCAATTAAAGCAAGAGAAGCTTTGTCTTTGAAATGTTGTTTGACTTGAAAGATACCCAGGTCAGTTTGGTCACGTATTTTCATACGTATACCGTATATACCAAGGTGTTCGATGTTCTTTCCTAGTTCGTAAGGAAACTCGGGGAAGCGATGCGCCATTACTTTGGCTGCGCCTCGACCCATGACTAGTGCACCATCAGTGCGAATGTATGAATTGGTAGTGACAAACATAAGGTGAAGTTCACCATGTTGGTCAAATTCATCGAACATGTTGCCAGTTTCACGTTTCATGATTGTCTTCTTCTATGAATGTGTTGAACTCTGTATCCCAGTTATCATCAGCTAGATTGAAGATAGGAATATTCCAGTGGTCTGCAATACGCAGAGCTTGTGATGTACCACCTATCCATTGACCTTTAGGTGTCCAGCACAATACGAAGTCAGTAGGTGTTTTCAGGTCTTGGCCTAGCACTTGGTGACAGTTTCTTGCATGGAACAGGCGTGCCCATCGAGAGCAGGCGTCCCAGTTAGGGTGATATGCCTTAGCCATGATTATGGCTTTGTCTGAGGGTGAGTGAAGGGGAGAATGGCTGTTATTAAAGCCTTTCCAGGGTAGGTAAATCTCTTGGTTGAAGCAGCTGTGTACTCCAACTTCAAATGCGGTGTCTGCACCTTCAGCGCCACCTGAGCGGAGTGTGTAGTTAGTTAATTCCAGTTCGGTAGCTAGTGCAGTCATGGTCTTGAGTACATCATCAGGTGTATTACGTGAACCAATGCCTGTGTAGATCAACATGAGTGTCTCCAAATGAAACGTTATAACGTAACAAAAGTGTCCGATATCGGACACTTTGTAAAACTGTCCGATATCGGACACTTTTATGCGTATAAATATGCAGAGCCCGCCACAGACTAGCTATGACGGGCTCGATGTCGCACAACGAAGCACTAAGAGTCAACGTCCGCATTATGCATACAACGTGGATCAGTGCTGATGCAGTCACCATTTGGCAACGTTACGCAGTACTTATCAGGTGCTTCCACTGTTACATCGACTTTGAGTCCTCGCCGCTCAGCTTCTTCGTCGGCCAGGCTTGCAATCCAGGCTTCATCCCTGTCTTGAGCCTGCCACCACTCGACTGAGCTACGCAGTTCTTCGTTCTCTGCTTCAAGTGCCATGATCTTCGCACTTGCGGCTTCGAGATCAGCTCGTAGTGCATCGATCAGACAGCTCTTCATGCTCACTATCGCTCGCACTTTGGCAATCGTGTCTTTCATCTCACTCTCCTCACTCAATTAACACACAACCACCCCACCAGCGGCTGACGACCTTCGCCCTCCGGGCTCAGTAGTCAGCCGGGGCTTGGTAGGGGAGTACCCACGGAAGTCCTGGCCAATAAAAAAGGGGGAATGAGCAGTTTTACGTCATGCTCGGGACGGGGTCTGTCACTTGGAATACAGCGATTCGAGATACTTGTAGGCGAGGAAACAAACAGCGAGGAAACCGATGAGTTCAAGCATTGTCAGTCTCCGAGTTGAGCCAGGCGTTCATGGTGTGCTCGAAATAGAACTTGGCTGAGAAGAACATGATGATGTTGAATGCAACGTTTGCTAACAGTACGGCCATGAATACTTCATAGAACATGATGATCTCCAACCCGCTAGGGTCATGGTAAAAAAAGAGGTGAATGAGCAGTTTTACGAGATGCTCAGCTCGTGGTCACTTGAACTCGGTAGGTGCCACACCGTTGGGGATTAGCTCTGCTTCTGCATCGGGGTACGGAAGATGGGCTGGTTCAGGTCCTTGGCGAACTTGATCGAGACCGCATCCTTGGTGAGCTTGGTATCGCAGCCGCCCTTGGTGTTGAGGAACAGGGAAGCGTACTGGACCGAGCCATCAGGAAACGTGATTGAGACATTGGCCATCGGACGCGCGGGGTTGTCGAGGTAGTTGTGGTTGCCAGCGCGATTGCAGAACCAGACAGCGAGTTGACCAGTGAATTGCTTGGACATGACGTGCTCCTTACTACAGTTGAAAGACAAACACAGACCACCAGCGGCTGACGACCTGATCAGCGGGCGTGCCATTGAGACTGAGTGTGCTCCGAGCTATGAGCAGTGCTACCGGGGGAGTCAGCCGGGGGAAGTTGAGAGAGGGGATTGGCGGGGCCCAGTTGGAGCATGATCGGAATTGGGAAAGATCGTCGTGGACGGTGATAGGGGTGGGAGGTGGTGTGCAGGTAGTGAGGGGGGAGGTAGTTTCATAAGCAAACGCTTGTACTTTTTTACTTATTTTGTTATCGTTAACAGGGACCCCAACTTAGGACTTAGTACTATGCAACGAAGCAACAAATCAACGAAGCGAGACTCTAACTATGAATCTGAGCTTTCTAAGCTATTCAAGGACTCCCCCCGCCCCGACGTGGCAGGAAGCAAAAGTCGATTTTTTAGGTGGCCAGAGCTACGTACTGAGAAGGTATTGCACTGAGGCTTCGATCAAGGTTGAAAGAGGTGGATTTCGGATAATTTTCCGGCGTCCGTTCCTGGTACCAAGTGCTGAGTTGCTCGGTACTCAGGTCAAGGAAGGATTTATCTCGGATATCGTCGTTACGATGAGCGGTTTCGAGTTTTCAATGCAAAAGTTATATCCGGAAACTTTTCCGCGCCGGATACTAAGAGGAATGGAAGTTGGCATCAATCTCGTTATCTGAAGAGAAGGTCAGTACTTGTTCGATGCCGCAGTGCCGGGAGCTGGCCCGTGCCGGGCAGCGGTATTGTGGCGATTGTCACTCGAAGTACATGCGTGCCTGGCGGGCCAAGCGCAGGCGTGACGAGCAGGCGCTCAAGGCGACTGTGATAAAGTTGAGGAAGCGTGTTATCGAGCTGGAGTCGCGGGTTCGGGAACAGGCGGAATGACGGCCTTCATTATGCACAGGCGCAAGGGCGAAGTGTGGCTTAAGCCGTACGAAGGCCCCGCTGACCTTGTTGGGGTATCGGTTAGTCGTGTGGATGACCCGGAGACAGATCGTGGCTACATAGCCATGAATCCTGACAATATTGAAGACTTGTGGTATGTAGCGCGGGCGTATTATGAAAAGAACTACGAAGTTGCTGTATGAGTAAGCAGAGTAAATCAGTCAGTGCCAAGCAGGACAAATCAACTCAGGAATTAGTCTTTACGGATGATAATCCGTATACGCAGTGTTCGTTGTTGCAGCGGCGGTATGTCGAAGGCAGATTGCAAGGTTTAGCCCCCATGGCAGCGAGCCGGGCGGCAGGCGCCAAGGCAACTTGTCCCACTCAGCTGGAGAAGAACCCGAAGGTGCAGGCAGCCATTCGGTTCTGTGTGCAGCAAAGTGCCGGGGATGTCACTTTGATGACCAAGAGTGATGTCATGGTGGGGATGTTGGACGCGGTGTCGGCAGCGGCGACGGCCAGTGAGCTGGTGATGGCGTGGCGGGAGCTGGGTAAGCTGATTGGTGCGTACGAGCCGGAGAAGAAAATTCTGGAGATACATGATTATACCCGCGACGAACTGAAGACCATGTCGGACGATGATCTTATCCGGCTCAGCGGTGGCAAGTTCAAGGAGGCTGTCGATGCGGAGTTTCACGAGGTGTTAGATGACTGACTCTGACCAGCGGCTCAAGGAGAAGATGCGCGAGCGGAAGAAGGAACGCATGAAGCTGGATATTAAGCGGAAGAGTAGCGTTAAACGTAGGGGTAAACGCGCGGCGACTCCGCCGATAAAGATCGTGACTGCAGACGACAAGGTGTTGTATGCAGAGGCGAAGCTCGAAGCCGAGGTAGAAATAGCACCGTTCCGCGAGAAGAATTTGAAAAAGAGAACGGAGCGGACTAAGGCTACTAAGCGGAAGATACGCGAAGAAAAACAGGCGCAGATAACCCTGGAACAGACAGCAGCGAAAGCGGAGCAACGTGAGCTGAACATAGCGCAGCGTGAGCTGGCACAGCGCGAGCTGTGTCGGAAGTATCTGATCGCGAGCATTATCCGGTTTAATCCGGCGTATTTGGCAGGCTGGGTGCACAAGGATATTTGTGCGCGGCTGCAGAAGTTTATGCGTGACGTGGAGCAAGGCAAAAGCCCCCGGCTGATGTTGCAGATGCCGCCACGGCACGGCAAATCAATGATTGCCTCGCAGGAATTCCCGGCCTGGGTGCTGGGGCATCATCCCAGCTGGGAAATTATTAACTGTTCGTATGCTGAGTCACTGGCGCTTGATTTTTCGCGCGCCGTGCGTGACCGGCTGCGTGACAGGGAATTTCATGTGCTGTTTCCTGATACACACATGGATAAGGAGAATTCTAATGCACAAGGCTGGAAGACGAGTAGGAAAGGTGGCTTCCTTCCCGCAGGAGTGGGTGGACCTATTACAGGTAAGGGTGCTCATATACTCACCATCGACGATCCTGTTAAGAACTCCCAGGAAGCCGAGTCGGAGACTACCCGTGAATCCATCGCTCGTTGGTATGAAACCACTGCTTATACTCGACTCGCTCCCGGAGGCGGAGTACTGATCATTCAGACACGCTGGCACCTTGACGACCTGTCGGGGAGGCTGGAGTACAAGATGCGTGACGGTGATGGGGATGTGTTCGAGATAGTGCGGTACCCGGCGATGGCCGTGGAAGAGGAGCGGTACAGGAAAAAGAACGAAGCACTACATACTGCGCGCTACGATCTGAACCAGCTGAAGATGATCCGCCGGGCGGTGGGAGAGCGTACCTGGGCGGCGTTGTACCAGCAAAACCCGGTGCCTGACGAAGGCGCTATGTTCCAGACCAGCATGTTGCAGTATTACTCCAAAGAGCAGCTGCCTGAGTTGCTGACCAAGATGACAACCTGGGACCTGGCAATTGGCCAGAAAGAGGCCAATGACAGGACTGTGGGTCTGACCTGGGGCAAGGATATTACCGGAGATTTCTGGTTCGTGGACTGTCGCCGGGGGCATATGGATGCGCTGGAGATTGTCGAGGAAATCTGCGACGGCTACGAGAAGCACGATCCGTTCATGACAGGCGTCGAAAAAGACAAGATTGCCCAGGCGGTGGGGCCTTTCCTCGACACAGAGATAGAGTCTCGGGGATTATATGGACTGCATATTGAGGAATTACCGCCAGCGCGTGAGGGCAATAAGCAGCATCGAGCGCGCTCGCTGCAAGGCTTAATGCGTCGCGGCCGTGTATGGCTGCCGCACCCTGACGAGGCACCGTGGGTCAGTGAGTTTGTATCCGAGCTTTTACAGTTTCCATACGGCAGACGCGACGACCACGTGGATGCCGCCGCCTGGCTGGCTTTATGGGCTGCCGACACGCCTGCACCCGGTGCTAATTATTCGCGGCTTGCTGCTCGCGCTACGTGGCGTGACCGGCTCAAGCATACTAACGAACGTAAGAGCGCAATGACGGCGTAGGAGTATAACGTGACACAACGGATAAAATTGGCGCAGGACTATCTGCCCTGGGGCGTCAGAGTTGCTGACGGCCAGATTGCAGGCCAGTCGCATAATCATAAGTTCGGCTACAACGCGGCGGCTGGCGCAGCGGATACTGTCTGGCTGCAGGACGGTGCTTACACCTGGCCAGCAGCAGCTGCGGTGCTTGACATTACCAGCACCAACGACACAGACGACGCTGTTGCAGGCGACGGCGCGCTGACTGTTACCCTCGAAGGACTTGATGCTGACTACGCAGAAATCTCCAGCACGGTGACGATGACTGGTCAGACGGCGGTGCTTACTACGGGTAAATCGTTCCTCAGAGTTAACCGCATGTTCGTAGCCACCTCAGGGGTGAATGGTACTAACACGGGTATCATCTACGCCTCGACGGGTACGCAGACAACGGGTACGCCTACTGTGGCAACAACGATCCGCGCCACCATCGGTGCAAGCTTGGCGCAGACGCAGCAAGCGTTCTACACGGTGCCTGCCGGTAAGAAAGCGTTCATACAAACTATTACGTACACATCAACGCACGTGACGGCTTCCTGCACGTTCGACTTCCTGATCCGCGAGGCGGGTAGCACTGTGTGGCTGAACAAGGGCAGAACGCTGGTGCTTCAGAACACACACGTCGTGCAACCTGAGGTACCACAGGTGTTCGCTGCAGGTACGGACATCGAGATACAAGGTACTGCCAGCACAGCAACAGTTCCGGCAACAGCCGAGCTGGATATCTTGTTGCTCGACGCTTAGGAGCTAAACCATGAACTTAACAGACCTGATCGACAGCATTCCTCCGGTCCACACGCGAAAGTTGGAAGCTGCGCCGTTCGACGTAACGTATGTGCTACCGGCGAAGGACTTTGGTGCAGGAGCAAACTGGACTGAAGTACTTGAGTCACCGCCAGGTTTTCGTGGCGTAGTGCGCGCAATTTCGTTATACGATACGACCGAAGTATTTAATGCGCCGACGACGCCTGCGTATGTTTACGTTGGTATTTCTGGCGATACGGATGCGTTTGTGTTGTCTGCGAGTCTTGGTACTTTAGCAGCTACCGCAGCGGATTCGCCTGCGCTGACCAGGGGTGCAACGTATATTATTCAGCCGAACACTACGATCCATGTGACGGGTGTCGCAGTGACGGGTACTTCACCAACAGGTATCGCGACGGTTGCTGTCACGATTCAGTACTTCAAGTAGGAGAAAACAATGCCGAGTGGAAAAGTTACGTATCCGAACCCTTGTGCTCCGCCAGGAAAGGCCAAGTCTCAGGGTGGCGGATCGACAGGTAAAAAGGCGACGCTGAACAAGGCTGGCCGCGAGACCCCCATGATTAAGAATGAGGGGACACCGAAAGATAAAGGTGTCAACCGATAATATGCTATGGCAGAACAACTTCATCCGAACGCAGTCGCCGAGGCGAACTGGGTAGCGTATCAGCGAGCGCGTGACTCGGGGCATGATAAATGGCTGCAAAAGGCCAAGAAGTGCGACGACTTTTACCTTGGTGAGCAGTGGGATGACCGCGACAAGGAGAAGTTAGACGCTGCGGGTCGTCCGGCGCTCACTATTAATGAAATTATCAAGGTCGTTAACGCGTTCCTGGGTAAGCAAGCAGCCACTCGCGCCGATATTGCGTATAAACCACGTCGTGACGCCACCGATGAGACAGCGCGAGCGCTGACATTGCTCGTTGAGCAAATTCTGGACCACAACAAGTACGAGTTTGTGGAAAAGGAGGTGTTCGAAGATGGTGTTGTCGTTGATCGCGGCTATTTTGATGTCCGCCTCGGCTTCGAAGATAACCTCATGGGTGACGTGCGGGTGCGTTTGCAGGACCCGTACGAGGTGTTACCTGACGCCGATGCGAAGAGCTATGACCCCGAGGGCTGGAACAGCGTCATAACTACGCAGTGGATGACGCTCGACGATGTCGAAGCGCATTACGGTAAGGACAAACGTGACGAAGTCGAGGCAGTTGGCACGTCGCGGCACACATTTGGCGAAGATTCGGTGCGTTACGAAGGCCGCAGGACCTTTGGCGACGATGATTTCGGCTTCCAGGTCGAGTCGCAGCACCTGGATGACAAAACTATCCGCGCAGTGCGCGTGATTGAGCGTCAATTCAAGAAATTAACGACGTTACGTTGGTTCGTGGACAACGAAACGGGCGATATGAAGCGTATCGCCGATGAAATTG